TTCGGACCAACCCGGTCCAGAGCCTTGTCAAACAAGTCCAGGGCGCGGGCCACTGGCTCGATGAACGGCTGGCTGAACTGGGCGAACAGCTCCTTCACCTTCGGGATGAGACCGCCGATGCGCTGCTCGACGTCGGTGCCGTAGTTCGGGGTCTTGTCGCCCTTCTCGTTCAGCGCCGAGCGGGTCGTGACCTTCTGGCCGTTGAGGATCTGGTCGATGCGGTCCGACTTGATGGCGCCCAGCACACCCGCCGCGATGACGCCGCTGCCGAGCGCGGCCAGGATCGCGCCGGACAGCGCAGCGGCCACGGCGGCGGCAAGGGCGGCGGCGATGACGGCGGCCAGGGCCACAACCGCCGTCTGAACGACCGGCCCGGTCGCGGAGAACGCGGAGCTGAGCGCACCGGGCAGGATCTCGGCGAACTTGGCACCGACGGACGAGGCCGCTTCGCTCGCCCGCTCCACGAGGCCGGTGAACAGCGAACCGGTCTTGCCCAGTAGCCGGTTGAGCCGACCGTCACGGTCGATGTCCAGCTCCACCTGGTACTTGCCTAGGGACAGCAGCCGCAGGCGGCGTGTGAGGGCGTCAGCCTTGTCCTTCTGATCGTCGAGGCTGCGGGTGACCTGTCGGGTCACCACGGCCGCCTCAGCCTGCCGCTTGGCGGCCGTGGTGCTGGCCTCGCCGAGCTTGTCGACCTGCCTGGCGGTACCGGCCGCCTCTCGGCCCAGGCCCTGTACGTCGCGCCGGGCGTCGGCAAGTACGGCCTTGGCGTCGTTCTTCGCCTTGACCAGGATGGTCACTTCATTCGCCATAGTCCGCACCTCCTTCGTTCAGCCCGGCCAGGTCGAGAATCTTCAGGTACTGCAGTAGCTCGGTGCTTTCGTCGAGCAGTGCCGGGTGGTATCCCCACCGGTCGTAGAGCCCGACGACCAACTTGGCGGCGGTCAGCTCGTCAGGCTCTCCGCCGGGATCGGTTCCATCGGCCCCCACTGCTCCTCCGACGGCTCGCCACCGGAGGAGTTCCGTGACAAAGGGGGCGCCACGTCCGCGATGGCCTCCAGCCACTGGGTCAGGATGTCCACCACCGGGTCCAGCTCCAGTGACAGCACGCCGTCGAGGGTCGTCGGCACCGGGCCGCCGGGCACGACGTTGCCGCTCTCGTCCTTGGCGTCGTCTTCTTCGAGGTTCCAGGAGGCGAGGTTGTCGGCGACCAGCTCGAAGACTGCCTTCACGGCTGCCTCGTCGGCGCCACCGTCGTCGTCTTTGCGCAGCACGCCGGACCGCACAAGCGCTTGCGCTTCCAGCAGGCGTCGGATGGACAGGCCCTTCATCCTGACCTCGACGCCTGCCATCAACGGGTCGTCGTCGGGCCAGACGAGCCGGTACACCTTGCCTGGCCGCTTTACGCCCACGTCGGCACGGTCCCGTCTGCGAGCACGCCGGGCACGGTGGCGCCGAGGGAACCGTCCTGGCCCCGGGTGACGCTGAAGTCGGTGTAGAGCACCTCCGGCGCGAGCGTCTTGGACGCGAACGCAAGCGTGGTGGTACGCGCGACGCTGGTGCTCGGTACGTCGTGGAAGCAGTCCCAGAACGACGGCGCCGCGTCGAAGTTGATCGCGGTGGTGACGAGGCTGATCGAGAAGTCGGCGAGCAAGAGCCGCCGCTCGATCGCCGACTTGTCCACGCCAGTCACGTCGAGCACGCCGCGCGGCATGGCGAACTGGAAGCTCTGCACGTCGTTCTTGATCGCCCGGACGGTGCCGCCGGAGTCGTCGACCGAAAGCGTCGTCCAGGCCAGCCCGGTGCTTTTGCCTGCCATGGTTATCCCCTTTCCCTTGCCGTATTGATCTTGTCGAGGTCGGTTGCCCAGCTATCGACGAACGTGTCGGCCGTCTTGTGCACGGCGCGCTGGCGGGTCGGGTTACCCCGGAAGTCGCCGCCCCGGACTACGTAGAACGGCTCACGCTCCAGCGGCACCCGGTGCGTCTGGAAACACTTCTGGCCGGGCTTGAACGTGAACACAACCCGATGACCCGCCGGGTTGCCGGGACCGCCGAACAGCTCATAGGTGTAGGCCCGGCCGGACTTGTCGCGGATCTCCCGCGCGGCCTGCGCGCGCTCCGGGTCGGTGAGGTCGAACCCCATGCGCCAGCCGTGCGCGAAGAAGCTGCAGTCGACCTCTTGGCAGGTCGCGACCCGGTAGTGGGTGCTGAGCGGCTGGTCGATCTGGTACGTCTTCATGGTGTGTACCGGGGCGCTGACCAGCTTCCGAATGTTGGCGAAGGGGTCTTGCCGGGGGCCGCGCATCTCAGAAGTCCGTCTGCACTCGGTGCCGGTAGACCGACACGGCGAACACGGCGTTGGTGAACGTCCCGGTGGTGACCACCTTCAAATACCGCTCGACGGCGATAGCCCCGGTAGCGACCCGCAGGGCCTGCGGTGCCGATGACAGAGCGCCGGTCGTCGCGCCGACCACATCGGCGTAGGCGTCGGCGCCGTTGTCGCTGGACTCCTGCAGCTTGATGGTCGGCGTGCCGGAGCCGAGCGAGAACAGGTGGACCCACATCACGAGGCCGAACGCGCCGGGGCTCGCCGATCCTTGGTCGAGAGCGGTGACTGCGGCGGCGGCGGTCGCGCTGGCGTCGGTGCGCTTACCGGCGGTCGCCTGGAATGCCCACTGGAGCCCGTAGCCGTTGGCGTCAGCCTGGACGTTCAGGGTGAAGCTGCCATCCTGCCCGTGGTCGCCGTCGTAGTTGAGCTGCTTGCCGACCAGGTTCGCCGACGGCCCGCCGATGAGCGTGGTGTGCGCGTAGGTCGCGATGACGTCGGCCGTCGGAAGGGGGCTGTAGGCAGCGTGGGAGCCGCCCGCGTCCGGGTTCCAGTAGCTGACGATCTCCATGCCGCCGTCGCGCAGGCCGCCCTTGCGCTCATACGCCGACTGCGTGATGTCCGTCAGGTTGGCAGGGGTGGGGCCGCCGCTGATACGGGACAGGCTGTTGGTCGACGCGCCCAGGTCGTAGCCACCGACCCAGAGTTGATCGCCCATGCCCGAGCTTTTACCGGTCATTACGCCACCTGCCCGTACACGTCATTGATCACCAGCGGAAGGTTGATGTCCATGACCCGGAATGCGGTGTTGTCGATCGTGATGTAGCCGGGTTCCACACCCAGGGCGGCCCCGAACTCGCCGAAGATGTCGACGTTGCGCACGGCCCCGCCCAACTCGAAGTCGCCGTTGTAGGCGGCCAACAGGACATCAGTAGCGGCAACAGCGTCGAGTTCGATGCTGTCGGGGGGTTCCTGCTTCAGCGGCACATAGACGCGGACGGTGAACCGCATCCACATCGACGTGGACGCCAGACCGGACGCTGCCGGGCCGGACGGTCCCGCCCACACGGCGGCGGTCCTGCCCCGGCCCGGTGCGGACTTCGGTTCACCGATGAATACCTGTTCGAAGGCGCCGGACGTACGGGCGTGGTCCGCCACCCGGGTCAGGATCGTCGCGATGTCGAGGCTCATCCGAGTTTCCTAATCTGCACGTCGATCGCCTGGGACGTGACCGTGGCAGCCTTGCGCTGCAAGGCTTGCGTAGCCCGACGCCAGTGGGCGTATCCCTTGAAGCGGGTGGACTTGTTGCGTCCGCCGCTGCCGTCCAGCCATGGCCCGTACACGACGCCGCTGTCGTGGACGACGTCACCGCGCCCGGTCCGTTTCACGGCGATGTGCCGCTGGTAGTAGCCGGTCGGGTGTTTCAGAACCCGGGCGAGCTGTTCCCGAACTTCGACAACGCCGTCCACGGCGATTCGCCGCTGCGCTTCAACGACAGCGGTATCGACGGCCTTTTCCAGGCGCCCATCGGCGAGGCTGCCGCTCAACGTGACCTCCATGCCGATGTTCATCAGATGGCCCCTGACCTGAGGCGGCCATACGCGGCGATGGCGTCTTTACGGATCTGCGCAAGGCCCCGGCCGCTGGATTCGCGTTCGTTGTCGCCGGTGCCGACGACCCGGGCGTAGGCGGCGTTGCGCTGGGCAAGCTGGACGAGCGCTTCGGCTTCGCACAGTTCCCGAACCAGGCCCGGCACAACGTGTTTGGTGATGGCGGCGGCAGTGTCATGCGCGGCGGCGGTCGTCCCGAGCGCCCCACGAACGACGGTGAGACTGCGCGGGGCGTAGATGGTGGACCCGGTATGGGTGGCGAGAGTCGACCCGTCCCAGCCCCGCTTGACGGTCAGGTTGTTACCTGCGATGTCGACGATCAGCATCCGCTCCGAGTCGAGCAGGATCACCTCACCGACGAAGAACGCGGACCCGGTGGTGACCGCAACGGTCTCATTGGCGGCGGTGGCGGTCAGCGGCGTCTGCAACGTCTGCCCGCTGGTGATCATCGACTTCTCGGACACGATCATCCGCTCCGAGTCGACCTTGATGATCTGCCCGACGCCGATACTCGCCGAGTCGGTTACATCAACCCCGGTTTCGCTGGCGTCGAGGGCTTCGGCAAGCGCGCCCGCCGGGGCGGTCTCAGCGGAGTGGCCGAAAACCCCGGTGATTGCCAGCGCCCGCTGCGTGGTGGTACCCGAGGAGAACGCGGCCGACGTGCCCCTGTTGATTTCCACGTGCGTGTACGGGGGTTCGTCAAGGTCGTCGGCCCGCCGAAGGATGTACTGCCCTGCGGTGAGCGTGGTCGCCCCGTTGCCGGTCGTGAACGTCGTCACCGAGATGAGTTCGTTGCCGCCGAGCCAGAGCCGCCCTGCCGTCCGTGAGTACGAGTTGGGCCAGTCGAAGTACCGGGTGCCGGTCCACGGGTAGAAACGCCGGTGCAGCAAACCCTCAACGGACCTGGACGCCGCCTCAATGGCGTCGTCGACCGCCGCGTTGGCGCGTGCGGTCTCCTTGAGTTCGGGGGCCGCTTTCACAGCCTCCCGGGTCGTATACACGGGCGTCACGATGCCCATCGGATGTCACCTCCCTGTGCCCTTGCCTTCTTGGCCGGTCCGCCGAAGCGGAGCGGGGAAGCCAGTGTTCAGTTGTGCGGCGATTGCTCGCTGCCGTCCCAGATCCACCCGTCGAACCGGCAGTGCAGTTCGCCGCGCGGCCCTACTTCGAGGGGTTCTCCGTCGTGGGGACACGCCTCCGGCTGGTTCTCCCGGAAGGCTCGCCGCTCTTCTCGGTCCTCGGCGAAGATGGCGAGGAGCTGTTCCCAGGCGATGGCTGTTCGCCTCCTTCAGTGCCCGAGTCCGAGTCCGGATCGACGGTCACGGCGGACTCGGGCTCGGAGGCGTTCTGGAAGAACGCACCTTCACCGGGCCGGGGGATCGCCTCAGCCGCGTTGGTCGGCCCACCGTGGACCGTGATCTTCGGCATGGCTACGCCGCCACCAGAGTCGCGCCGACAGTCAGCGGCACCCAGCAGACGTACCAGGTGATGACGCCGTCGGTACCGGCAGAGACGTGCTCGATCTGACCGGTAGTCAGCACTGCGCTGAGCGGGCCGCAGTAGCCGCCGCCTGACGCCGAACCGGCGATCAGCTTCGGCGGTGCGGTCGTCGTGGCCAGCGAGAACGTGAGCAGCGAGCCAGCCGCCGTATCGTTGGTGCCGATGTCGGTTGCCGCGCACAGGTCGCCGGTGTCGCCGGTCGTCGGGTTCAACTGCAGCTTGTACGAGTTAGCGACCGTGATTGCCGTGGTGACCTTTCCCCACATCGCGGTGACCAGCACTTCGCCACCAGCAACGGTGAACAGGGCCACGGTCGTCGCGGCGAGAGTGCCGGTCGACTTGGACACCAGGTTGGGGCCGAGCAGCGCCTTGCGGTACGCGACCGGATCTTCGAGAACGCTCATGTCTCAGTCCTCCTTTACGCGTTCGCCGCGCCCGGACGCAGCAGGTTCGGCAGGTTCGCCGGGGTCCGCTGGTTGGCCAGGTCGTGAAGGATGTAGATGCAGGACGAGAGGTGCGCGGTGCCGTTGGCCGAGACGGAGTTGAGGCTCACCCACGCGTAGCCGTCGCTGAGCTGCGCGGCGTCGACCTCGACGACCACCAGCTTCTGCACGGTGCCGATCGAGTCGAGCGTGATTTCGGACGCGGCGGACTGGGTGAGCTTGGTCCATGCCTCGTCGTTGTCGAGGGTGGCTTCGCTCTTGTAGTACGCGTAGGTCACGACGTCGAGGTCTGCCGTGGTACCGCCCGTGTATGCCGTGTGCTGCTGGACGTCGAGTGAGAACGTCGCCGGGCCGGTGCCGCAGATCATGACGAACGAGATGCCGGAGGCGCCGCCCAGATAGATCCGCTTACCGGTGGAGCCGTCCGCGCCGTCGAGGTCGACGGGAACCCACGC